TATCTCAGTATCAAGAATCTATGTTATTACATGGTGTATTGACTGAGGCTTTTTCTTATTTGAAAGGTCCTATGGATATGTACAATCTTTACAAAACAAAGTATAATGAAGAAGTAGAAGCTTTTGCCCTACAGCAAATGGGTAGAAGAAGACGAGCGGAATACGATGATGGGGTTCCTAGAGTTAAGGTACCTTCACCATCACCATAAAATTTAAAAGGAGAATAAAATGGCTATAACAACTAACGCAATATGTAATTCATTTAAAAAAGAATTACTTCAAGGAAAACACGACTTTGATACATCATCTGATACATATAAATTAGCGATGTATAATTCATCAGCAACATTAGGTAAATCAACAGAAAACTATTCAACAAACCCAGGTGGTGGATCTAATACTGAAGTAACTTCTTCAGGATACACTGCAGGTGGTAAAGCACTTGTTAATCAAGGTGTAAAAGTATCATCTTCAGTAGCAATTACTAGTTTTGCTAATTTATCATTTACTGGCGTTACATTAACAGCTAGAGGAGCTTTAATTTATAACACAACAACTGACGGTGGTTCAGGTACTACTGATGCTGTTTGTGTTTTAGATTTTGGTGGAGATAAAACTGCAACTGCAGGAACATTTACAATTCAGTTTCCTGCATTTACAACATCTGCTGCAATATTAAGATTAACGTAAGAGGTTTAGATGGCACTTGTCATTAACGATAGAGTTAAAGAGACAAGCACTACCTCGGGAACGGGAACGTTAAACCTAGCTGGTGCTTCACAGGACTTTATAACATTTGTAGCTGGAGTAGGTACAACTAATACTACGTATTATTGTATTACAGAAACAGGTACAGATAAGTTTGAAGTTGGTATTGGTACAGTTACCGATGCTTCTCCAGATACTTTATCTAGAGACACAGTGCTTAGTAATTCATCAGGAAATACATCTAAGATTAATTTTGGTTCAGGAGAGAAAGAAGTATTTTGTACCGTTCCTGCTAAGAAAGCAATGTCACCTGTTATGCAAGCAACAGGTTATGTTGTAACTCATGCATCTACATTAGATGAAGTTCAAACTATGGATTCAGGTGTATTAGCAGGACCAGTGACAGTAACAGGAACAATAACAGTAACAGGGAATTTGATAATACTATGAGCACTTTAGAAGTTAATAAAATAATACCTCAGTCTGGAAGCACAACACAATTAGGAGAATCAGGGGATACTATTAATATTCCTTCTGGTGTAACCTTCCAAAACCAAGGTACTGCAACAGGTTTAAGTAGTCCAGAAGTATATGGCTTTAGCAAAAATGCAAATGGGCAGCTTTTAATAACTACAACAGATGGTGGAAATGATGATATAAGTAAGGCTACTTATGCTACATTTGATGATGTATTATTTGCAGGAACAGGCTTTACTTTTAGTATTTCTAATGGAAATTTAATTGCTACTATTTAAATTAAAGAGATTTAATGATATGATACAACAGGAGAAAAAATGGCTGAAATAAATTTAGGTGCTATAAAATTTAATTGGAAGGGAACATATTCAGGTGGTACCGCATATGTCGTAGATGACGTTGTGTATTACAATGGAACATCTTACGTTTGTAAATTAGCAAGCACAGGCAACCTTCCTACCAATACAACTTATTGGGATATAATGGCCGAAGGTGGTGATGTAGCAACAGTCCTTACTACTCAAGGAGATATTTTATATCGTGATGGTTCTGGTCTTCAAAGATTAGCTGCGGGAACAGCGGGTCAAGTTTTAAAAACTGGTGGTTCTGGTGCAAATGTAAGTTGGGTAGATCAAGCAGGTGGACATCTTGTTTCTTTTCACAATGACGTTGACCAAAGTAATGAAACTACAACAGCATCAGGTTATCAAACAACTGCTTCGTCTATTACATTAACACCAGCTTCAACAGCAAGTAAATTTTTTATATTAGCTACTTTTCAAGGTGGTAATAACACAGCAGCTAGAAGAAGTTATTATAGAATTTTTTATGCTGGTAGTGAACTTTCAAATTCAGCTATGAACCATGAATTTACAGGTGCTACTTCAACTGAAAATCCTTGTGCTTTGTCTGTTTATCATCATCCAAATACGACTTCATCAATTACTTATGATATTCGTTTTCATGCTAATGGTGGTGGTGACGAAGCAAAAATAAATTACAAAAATTTATCAATATGGGAATTTGCAAGTTAAGGAGAAATAAATATGTTTAGTAGAGTTATAAAAGCAATTTTAAGAATAAATCCAAACGCTGAAGTTTCTATTAAAGATGATGATATAGATACTTTAAGATGGCACAACGGTACAACACCAATAGCAAAATCTGATATTGAAGCTGAATTAGTAAATGTGCCAACATTTGAAGAAGAACAAACAGCAAAAGAAAATTTAAAAGCTAGTGCTAAAGCTAAACTTATAGCAGGGGAAGCATTAACTGAAGACGAAGCTAATGTAATGATAGGAGGATAACCTCCGTGTCTGAAGTTAAAGTAAATAAAATAAGTCCAAGATCCGGGACAACTGTTACACTAGGAGATAGTGGAGATACTTTTACAGGTTCTCAAACTGTTGCTAACGCAGCATTACAAGGTTCAGGACAAATTACAATCAATGGTCAAGCAGTGGCCCTTGGTGGATCTATTACTTTAACTACAGAAACAAGACCAACTTTTTCATCTATCACACCATCAACAATTGAAAACACACAAACTACTTGTACAATCGCAGGAACTAATTTTGTATCAGTACCTTTGGTTACAGCTATCAATAGCTCTACGGGAGCAACTGTTGTAGCTGACGAAGTATCTTTTTCATCTGCAACAAGTATTACAGCTAAATTTACTTTACCTGTTGATGGAACTTATAAATTATATATTGAAAACCCAGATGGTAATGCAGTGCAAACAGCTGCTGTATTAACTGTTTCTGATGCACCAGCGTGGGTAACTTCAGCAGGATCATTAGGCACATTTGCTGGTGGAGCAAGTTTTGGTACAATTACATTGACAGCAACTAACTCAGTATCTATGGCAAAAGTATCAGGTACTTTTCCAGGTGGTATGACCTTGAATAGTGGATCAGGTTCTTCTACACTAACAGGTACAGAGTCAGGTGCTTCATCTGATACAACATACAGTTTTACAATACGAGCCACAGACGCTGAAGGGCAAACTGCGGATCGTGCGTTTACAATAACAGTTACAATGGGGGCAAATAACTCATGTATGTTTACATAGGATAAAATTATGGCTACTAGATTAATAAAAACACAAGGAACAGGCACAAGCACAAAAAAATTTACTTTTTCTGCTTGGGTAAAAAAATCATCTAATACTACAGCTCATGATCAAGTAATTTATGGAAGTTATAATGATGGTAATAACAGAATAACTTTATATTTTACCAGCAACAAACTAGCTTTATATGTAGCAGTAAGCGGAAGCACTATTGGTGCATTTACAACAAATAGATTATTTAGAGATGTTTCAGCTTGGTATCACATAGTTTTAGCTGTTGATACAACACAAGGAACGTCATCGAATAGAATTAAACTATATGTAAATGGTATACAAGAAACCTCATTTGCTTCTACAACTTATCCAAGTCAAGATGCTGTTTTACCTACTGGTACAAGTTCTTATCAACATGCTTTAGGTTATTACAGTGGTGGAGGTAGTTCTGCTTTTATAGGTTATTTAAGTCATCCAGCATACTGTGATGGAACAGCTTTAACAGCAACATCATTTGGTTTTACAGATACAACATCTGGTATTTGGAAATTTAAACCACCATCTGGTTTTACTTTTGGTAATAATGGTTTTCATTTAAAATTTGAAAACTCTGGTAACATAGGTTTAGATAGTTCAGGTGAAGGAAATAATTTTACTACATCAACAGGAACTCCATTACAGTCACTTGATACCCCAACAAATGTTCTTGCTACTTTAAATTCTTTATATAAAGATGGTGGTTCTGCAATTACTTATACTAATGGTAATACTACAGCAGATGTGGGTAGTGGAAATGATTGGTGTACTTCACCATCAACTTTAGGTGTATCTGCTGGTAAATGGTATTTTGAAGCAAAACTAACTTTAAATAGTCATGTCGAAGCATATATAGGAGTTGCTAACCAAGGTAATTTACAAATTAAAACTAATGAAGCAAATTACTTAGGTGAGGATACTGATACTATCGGTTACTATTCAGGAAGTGGTGATTATTATTATAACGCAAGTGCTACTTCTTACGGAAATTCTTGGACAACTGGAGATATAGTAGGTTGCGCTATGGATATAGATAATTCAAAATTATATTTTTCTAAAAATGGTACATGGCAAAATAGTGGAGTACCTACATCTGGTTCTACAGGAACAGGTGCTATTGCTTTAAATCATACAGCAGGTGATGTTTGGCATTTATGTGTTTCTCCAAATCAAAGTAAATTAGATTGTAATTTTGGTAATGGGTTTTTTGGCACTACAGCTATAACTTCTGCAGGTTCGAACGGTAATGGATATTTATTTGAATATGATGTACCATCAGGATATTACGCATTAAGCACAAAAAATATAAACACTTATGGATAGGATATAATATGGCATACTCATCAATTTCAAAACCTAGTTTACATTTTAATACACTTACTTATTCTGGTAATGGTGCTTCTCAAGCTTTGACAGGACTTGGATTTCAACCAGATTTTGTTTGGCTTAAAGATAGAACAGAAGCTTCAAACCATCAATTACAAGATAGTGGAAGAGGGAAAAGTGGTTCAAATTATTATTATCTTCATTCAGACAGTAATGCTGCACAAGGAGTTCAAAGTGATGCGGATGGTGTAAATACTTTTGGTACAGATGGATTTACAGTAGGTTATTATAATTCTACTGCATGGAATAAATCTGGAAATGATTATGCTTCATGGAATTGGAAAGCTAATCCCTCTACTTCATCAAATTCAGATGGTACTATAAATTCTACTATCAGTCTTAATTCTACAGCTGGTATAAGTATGGTTTATTATACAGGAACAGGAAGTGCAGCTTCGGTTGGACATGGTTTAGGTGTAAAACCAGATTTAGTTATAGCAAAAATATATTCAACAACAGGGGATTGGAACGTTTATCATGATAGTTTTGCTGCTCAAGAAAGAATTAAATTAAATAGCCAAGGTGCAAAAAATACAAACACTTCTATATTTGCATCTTTACCTACAGCATCAGTAGTAAACATTGGCACTGGAGGAGATATAAATACAAATGGTGCTAGTCACATTATGTACTGTTTTGCAAGAAAACAAGGGTATAGTGCTTTTGGCACTTACAGAGGTAATGCAAGTGAGGACGGACCGTTTATTTACACTGGATTTAAACCTGCATTTATTATGATCAAAATAACATCTGGAACTAATAACTGGGAAATACATGATAACAAAAGAGTAAATACATTTAACGTAGTAAATGCGATTCTACAACCAGATGTTGCTGATGCAGAAAGTGGGGAAGCTAATGGAAATAATAGAAAAATAGATATTTACTCAAATGGTTTTAAACTAAAACAAACGGGTACACAAAATAACACAAATGGAGGTTCATACCTTTATTGGGCTATTGCAGAAGAACCTTTAGTAGCTAATGTAGGACCAGATGGAGTACCAGCAACGGCAAGATAATCATGAGTAGCATATTAAAAGTAAATACAATTAGACCCGAATCTGGATCAACAATAACTATTGGTGCAGATGGTGAGGCTGTTGTTAATAACAGCCCGTCTCTTACACGTCAAGGGACTTCAGCTAATCCTATTACTTTTACTGTTACTGTAGCTGCAAAAACTTCAGCAAATGTTTATAATGGTGCAGGAAGTTCTAATGCTTATTTTATAGATGGCCAAGAAGCTCCTAGTATTTTAATAGAAGGTAATGAATCTGCAATAG